AGATATAGTGACACTTTCTACCTGTTGGTCGTTGTTTACAACAACAGTACACTCTGCATCAAATCCATCACCTTTAATTGGAACCCTTGTATAAGTCTGGTTAGCAGTACCAATACCAGTTCCCCTGTCTTTAATAACAACAATCTTAATACCACCATCAACAGCATTATTACGAATAGCACTATCTGTAGTATTAGTATCCCACTCTGCAGGAACAGGCATAAAGTCTGTAGAATCAAATTTGATTAAATCTGCAGGTTTAATACTATAAAGATATTTCCAAATATAACCATCACCAGAAGTACCAGCAATTCTTGGTTCTAAATCTGTGAATGTTGGTTCATCCAAAGAAGGTTTTCCATCAGGTGTTTCTGGTGTAGTTCCATTCTGTAAGCAAATATAAACCCTATAATCACTATTAACTACAAAATAATTAGCTGTATATAATGTTGTACCACCAGAATTCTTAGGTGCATTAGTAATGCTATAGTCTTGTCTATAATAATCGTAAGTTGTACCTGAACTCCAAGAATTTTTTTGAACAATTTGTTTACAGTCTGCAGGTGTTATTTTCTTAACGGCAATCATATCATCATAATAATCATTCGAGTCGCTAAAACTATCGACAGGCGAAGGTGGATTGGAGTCCCAATCAGTTCTAATCCCTGTTGGATTAGGTAGACCTATAAAAGCATAGTATGAATTTGTATTCGTTGAAACACCTGCAACGAAATTCTTCGCATTCAAAATTCGAATTTGATCAGTTATAATGGCAGACATTGACCGTTAAGTGTAATACTTTTTTTATTATTTAGACGACATAATTTGTAGATTTCAACTTATCCCTTCTCTTCACCTGTGGACCTGTCGTAAATCCAATAACACCATTGTTTGTGTTGATAGTATAACTGGTTGAAATCATCCTATCACTAAGTTGAATTCTACCCCAACTATATTCACCAATGAAGGAACTACTAATACCTTGACCCAATGTAGAATAACCAACAGTTGCTTCAAGACCTTCCCAACGCTCAACACTTGTAAAGACTCTGCGTAGGTTATTTGTACCAGGTACAGTAGAACCGAATCCAACAGTACTTAGGCCAACATAATGTGCAACTTGATATATTCCATCCAAAGCAGTTGTTCCAATACCAATAGTATTTCCTGCTGTATCTAAGGTCGTAAGACCAGCACCAAGGTTGGAATTATTAATAATGAAGTAATGACCAGTTGTTAATCCACTAACACTAATTGGGTCAGGAGTTACTATAGCACTATTTCTCAATGGTGATTCATCAGGAATCCACATATCAAATGCAATACCGTATGTAATTCCGATACCAGCAATATTAGTAACTATACCAACACCAGATACAATACCATAATCACCATTATATGATATAATAGTATTTTCTTCTCTTACATAATCAGGAGAAGAAATTATTACTTGAGGTGGTTTTCCAGAAGTATATGCAAGACCAGGAGAAGTAACAGTAATAGCACTTACAACACCATCAGTAAGAGTTGCAGTTGCGACTGCCCTAGCGGTAGTGCCAATTCCTGCTAATGGAGTACCTCCAACACCAACTGGAGTCTGTATAGACACTGTAGGAGTACCAGAATACCCTCTACCACCCGTTGAAATAGCAATTGATGAAATTGTATTCGCTACGGAAACAACAGCTGTTGCAGCAGCACCTGCAAGGAATTCATACGTACTACTTGCATTAACTATCTGAATATTCTTTTGGAAAGATCTATCTACTGGATTTTCATTTTCTGGATCAAAGAATGGTTTACAATTATCAACCCAGAGAGTAGTTGAACCAATACCAACTCCTTGAATTAGATATGCAGTTGGGAAGATCATAGGTTCTTGTAGTGGGCGATCCTTTCTCTGGATTTCACCATCAATAAACTTATCTTCAGTTTGTTTAATCCAAGCAATAGGTCTTACTTCAGTCGCATCATCACCTAAACCAACTCCAACATAGGGGTTAGTATCAACTGCATCGGAAGATTTAACTTCTACAACAGTTCTTTCATTTTCAACAAATTCTCTTGTATTGTATGCTTTGTCGTATGAAAGGACTAAATCATCACCTCTCTTAACTGTTTCAACAATATCTCTATCTTTTACATCTTCACCACCAGTTCCTCTGTAGAAGAACATTCTCATCTTATCACCATCTTTAGGTGCTTCAGTCATTGTTATAGTAGCACCACCATTAAAGGTAAATCCTTCGCCAGGTACTTGTAGAATATCATTAATAGTAAGAATGATAGTCTGATCAATTTCTATAGGAGAACCAGATTTTGTTTGAATAGCATATGATTCACCACCAACAGTAATTGGGAATGCTTTTCTAACACCATCAAATAGATTTGAGAAATCATCAAGTACATCAAATTCACCCATAGTCCACATAGAGAATTCGTCATGATAAACTCTATCTAATGTTAATTTAAATGGTTTGTATATACCTTGATTGACAGGAATTCCTACAGTCTGAGACTCATGTGTAGCACTACCAGTCATAAGATTAGTAGGTACTGTTAGAACTTGACCTGCACCATAACCATAACCAAGATTAGTAATTTCAAAGTCAATTACTCTTCCACCAGTAGTAGCAACCCCAACAGTAATATTTGCTCTTGCTTGAGTACCAACACCAGCAGCAGATGATGTGTCATACCAAAGAGGAATATCTTGATATGGCAGAGGAGCATCAATTATTGCTTCAAATGTAGATGATGCTGTACCAGGGAATCCAGGAACTGGATCAGTGTATGTAATTGCAATACTTACAACCCCACCATTCAGAACTGCTGCTGTACCAATGTATTGAATAGTTGGAGTTCCAGTAGTAGATAATGCTACACCAACTTTAACTACAGTTGCTATACCAACACCACCAATAGATGCAGTAGAACCAAACCCAACAGCACCAGGAGTTACTCTATAACCAGAACCACTATTACCTATAGCAACAGCAGTAACAATACCAGAAGAAGCAAAACGAATTGTTGCACCAGCAGAAACTAATGGTTGATATCCAATACCTTCACTTGATCCAACAGAAATAATCACCCCACCTCTTGGGACAGATGCATTATTAACATCCCAAGCAACAGAAGCTCCAACTCCTGTGTATATCATTGATGTGATACCAGATACTTGAGTTAAAGTGTAATCGTTTAATTCACCTGCTCCTTGCAATACACCATTTACCAAATGAATACCATTTTGAGTAGCAATACCAGTAATATTTGATCCATTAACCTTTAAATCAAATTGTTTTGTTTGACCATTAAATTCATTAGTTAAATCATCTATCTGGCATAAAGACTCTACCATTGAAACTTGAACCTGTTGTAATACCAACCCAATCTCTTTCATTTGGATGTGCAGTTGAATATCCTACGGGAGGTTCAGTACCTTGAGGTGCTTCAGAGAAGTTTAAAGTATTTTTGATAATATTATAATTACCATTCAATTTTGTTATAGTATTTCCAATTCCGTGGAACTTCATTTCAGTACCCATCCAATGACGATTAACTTTAATCGCATTAGTAGAACCAAATCCAACAGAATCAACCTTCATTATTTCATGATCAATTCTTACAATATCTCCACTGTAGAATGACGTTATTCCAGTTGCATATAATGTATCCCCATATTCAGCAAGATCCGTTGATAATCCTGAAGTAATCTTGGTTTCTTGAATAGGTGCTTGAATTATGTTATCAATGGTTATTAAACCTCTGGTATTCTCTGTTCCATACTTAGACGTAATACTATGAGAAGTACCAATACCAACTGATGCAAGATCAACTACAGTTGGTGTAGTTTTTAATGCATCTGCAGGAGAAGTTGCAAGTTGAATATTGTTAGCATCTTTCTTAACAACATATACCTGTTTTGGTAGGTATGTGATTGTTGCTCCAATACCAGGGAAGAAAGTGGCAGCAATTCCAATAGCATCACCAGTAGTACCAATACCTGTAGTAGCAGAACAACTAACTCTTGTCTTAACAGTATATTCAACTTCTTCACCACTTACAAAGTAGTGGTTTGGAAGAGAAATTGTATTGTTAGTAAGATCTACAATTGTAGTGCTTGTTCCATCAAAATTTTTCTTAAATATTGGATTTCCGCTATGTGCTATTTCAAATTCTGTCTTCTTATCGTAGAATGTTCCACCATATACATCCCAAGTACTTCTAACTGAACCACTATTAAGTTCTATTAGTTTTGGATCAGAACTGCTTTCTTCAACCTTAAGTGCCTGAACAAAAGTCTTAACCTCTAAAGCAGTATTAGCAGGTGCTGTAATTGTTAATTCAGCATTACACTTACCATCACCAGATCTTCTTCCACTAATAGTACCCAATCCATCAAATGCTCCTGAACCTGCTTGAAGATTTCCATACTCAGTAAGGAATACATCATCGTCATCATCAACCATCATTACTTCAGAGAACTCATACCTATCGTTCGTAGTATCTTTAACTTGAACTAATACATATGCTCCATCATGGTCGTCATTATAACTTCCTATACCAACAGCACTAGGAGAACCAGCAGACGGAATTGTTGTAGATTTAGCAATTAATGATGCATTAGTAAGTGATTGTGTTCCAA